CTTTCAGACTCTATCGACGAAAGAGTGACCTTCGTCAAGAACGATCGCGTCCCAAACCGAATGCTCCAAATTTTGGCTGCTGAGTTTGTGATGTTGATGGTGCCTGAACCAGGTACCGGCGTTCCTTATAGTCTTGAACAGACGCGAGAAATGTTGAACAAACCATCCCAAGTCTTGGCCATAAACCAGATATGGGACACGGTTGACGCACAAGCGCGCGCTTTGATCGAATGTTTCGTTAAGAATGAACCAACTAACAAATCTGGCCGCATAATTTCATCGTTTGCGGACATGAGGTTCTTGCTAGAGTTTTCAAAGTTCACCTTGAATTTCCGAGACAATGTTCTACATTCTGAAGCCAACAAACACTTTTTCATGCCCGGTAATACGCCGCAAGACATCGCAGCCGCCGTCTGCCAATATGTCCAAAGTTGTGATGAGCCCATTGAAGGCGATTTTTCCAACTTTGATGGTTCCGTTTCATCCTGGTGCCAAAGACATATAATGAACGCAGTTTACCATCGATATTTCAACCGTGATTCTGTTCCCCAATTGCGAAAGTACACAGACATGTTAATCAAATGCCCCGCTCGAGCGAAGAACTTCGGTTTTCGCTACGATGCAGGTGTCGGCGTCAAATCCGGCTCACCAACAACCTGTGATTTGAACACCGTTCTTAATGCTTTCATGCAATATGCCGCCATTCGTCTTACTGATCCCAGTCTGTCAAAACAAGAAGCATACCAATCAATTGGTTTAGCTTTTGGTGATGACTCATTGTTTGAACGTAGGTACGAAAAACAATTCCAGAAGGTGGCTAAGAAACTGGGAATGGAGTTAAAGGTCGTCCGTTACAAGCTGGACGAAGGAATAACGTTCCTGGCGCGGGTTTTCCCCGACCCTCTTAACACATTAACTTCTTTTCAAGACCCGCTTCGCACATGGAGGAAACTCCATTTGACAACACGCGATCCGAACATCCCAATTGCTGATGCCGCATGCGATAGAGTTGAAGGTTACATCGTGACCGATACTCTCACTCCTGTGACGTCAGCTTATTGTGAGATGATCCAACGC